GGTTCGAATCCCTCCGTCTCCGCCAAACAAAAAAGCCAGCAAACAAGCCTTATTCAGTATTTATCGGCTTGTTTGCTGGTTTTTGAAAAACATTTTTTTGTGTTAAAAATTGATTTTTTGCGTTAAAACTTGATTTTTTGATTTAAAATCCAACACGAAATCCAACACGAAATAAATAAATTACGCTTGCTTTTCTGATTTGGAATTGCGGTCGGATTTATTTTTGGAATTTGAGTAGGCGAAAACATTTAAAATTTTCTTTGTGAGTTCATCTGCGTGGTCTTTAAGGGTGTGCTGGTAAATTCTTTGAAGAGTTTCTACATTTTCCCAACCGCCTATTTCTGCGATATATTTGTCGGGAATGCCTTGTGCGTGGAGTTCTGAGGCGAAGTAATGTCTGAGGGCATGAAACTTAAAGTAAGGAAGACCTGCCTTATTTCGACAATTGCGAAAGTGGTTGTCTATAATATTAGGGTTGCAACCCCAATGCTTCCAGTTAAGGCATTCTTTTATAATTTCACGGTCAAGCGGAATTGTTCTGTTGCCGGCGAAACTTTTCGGAGTGCTTTTCAAACACCAGTTTTTATTTGAATCCTGAACGACCGCCTTACTGATTGAGACACCGAAGTCGGTGAAATCAGTAGGAGACAGAGCAGAAATTTCAGAACGGCGGAGCGAACCGTGACTTGCAAGAAGAATAGGTACTTTGACATACTCGTCTGCAAATTCAAGCAAGGTATTCACTTGTTCGGTTGTAGGCACTTCAATTTCAACCTTTTCTTTTTGAGGCAGACTTATTTGTGACAAGTCAAGCTGACGGTTGTACATATTCATCACGGCATGAAACAAGCCGTAAACATTGCTGACAGTTTTCGGTGAGTGTGTAACCGCAAGCTCGCTGATTGATGCCTGAACAAGCTCGGCTGTTATATTACGCAGTTTCATAGGCATAAGCAACTGCAAATGATTTTTTGCATACTGATTATAGCCTTTGATTGTTGACGGACTTGAAACACCTTTCTTGATGCCTATGTATCTTTCGTATGCCTCTTTAAGCGTGAGGTCGTCATAACTTGCCGAACTTCTCTGTCTGTTGTGGCTGAACTCCATAGCCATATACTCGGCTTCTTTTTTCGTTTTGGCTGTAAATGACTTGTAGTGCCATTTACCGTTTTCGTCTTTGTAGTCGGTAACTAAAACACGATAGTTGCCCGATTTCAGTTTTTTGGCTTTTGCCATAATATCATCTCCTGTAATGTGGTATCGGCTCTTGTTCCACCAAGTAAAAATGCCGACACCCTTTCAATTTTCCTCGTACTGTTCCAGCAGTACGGGGATTTTTTAATTACCAAACCATTTAAAGGCTCGTCTAAATCCTGCTTCTTCTGCTTCAGCCACCGTCATTGCGTAGAATTCCCCTTTCTTGCTAATTTTAGTAGAATCATATTGTTGGTCGAAAGGCAAATGATATATTTTTGTTTCACCATACATATCACGACCAATATTACATTTTATACATGGGTAATCATCAACTTCAATATTTTCTTTGAATTTTATACCTAAGTATTTTGCCATTTTCTTAGCCATAGGAGATAGTTGAATATTTGTTATTAAAACTCCCTTAACATTTTCTTTAGGGCAATTGTGCTCAATGCAATAGCTTGCCATAGTACCATATAGTTGAGTTATATGTTTTTCATGTATTTCTTTTTTTGAACTCCAATATTTACATTGAACTATCAAAACTTTATTACCTTTTTTACATATCAAATCACGACCTAAATCCTCTAATCCCATATATGAACCGAAATAATCAACTGAGTATCCTGACTGTGAATATCTATATCCAATATACAATTCATAATCACGACCAATTTGCCATTTTGATTTTTTATGAGATGCTTTATAACGGTCTAAAGCCAATTGATTTCTTTCCACGGTAGATAAACTGTTATATTCTTCTTTAGATAAATAGTCACGAGTTGGATCATAATCGGGTAATTCATTGACATCTATAATCGGCAAATCATTATAATCCGTTTCAATAACATCTTGTAACGAGGGAAATAGATTGAGTAGGTACGATAATTGGTATAACGCTTCTTTATTTTTTTCAACCATAGCTTTTGCGTCGTGACGAATATCACGAATGGATTTAACTTTTTTCATCCGTTGTTGATTATATCCCCAGTCAAGTTCTTTAGCTAAATGTTCAAGTCCGTAAGTTTCATAATCAGCTACTATTTTGGTCATATACGGAATTGCTGTCAAATTTGATTGTGCAGATTCCAAAAAGGAAATTTTATTTTTTAGTAGTATAATTTGTTTAACATAGTCAGCATCGCTTATAATATCTGATAATATTTTGCTGGCACGGTTTCCGGATGGATTGATAGATTTTATTAGTTCATCAACCTGAGCATACTTTCTTTTCAATTTTTCATACTCTAAATTGGTCTTATCGTCCAAGCGAGAACTGAGATATTTATTGCTTTTTTCAATCTTTAAAAGTTTAATATTGGTCTCACTTAATGAATTTACATCATAAAGATTTGGCAAAAACTGCTCATATCGCTTATCTATTTTTTTATACAATTCGTCAACTGAATTTTGAAGAGCAATCAATTTTTCAGTAGCTTTGTCTTGACCATATATTTGTTCATTAGAAAGTTTGTATTTTCTTCTAATATATGTGTTTTTAATTTTAGTTGCCAATACCTTCACTAAAATTATAACTATAATAAGTAGCACGACACCTAAAAAAGCTAAGGGTAAAAATAATTCTTTGTCCATAAACATCCTCATTTTATTGACAAATATATGTCAATTGATATAAAATAACATTGAGGATATTTAATTTATCTCTCATCCCTATTTTTTATAAGCCGTCTGTTGGTGCGAACAACAGGCGGTTTTTTTATATATTCGATTTTGTAACCCATAATATTTACGAGGTGATTTTTTATGGATTACAAAAAGTATCAGAAGTCCCGAAATATGTCGTGGGAAATTTTGCTGAAAGAAAATGTACGAGAACTGCCTGTAAATATCGTTGAGCTGTGTCGCAAGCTCGGCATTGCAGTAAAGTATTATGACAAGTTGGAGCAGGGTAATGACGGTAAATGCACAGTTATTAACAATCAGGCTATCATACTTGTACGGCAAGAATGTAACAGACAGCGGAAACGCTTTACCATTGCGCACGAGCTTGGCCATATACTACTCGGTCATGTCGGAAAGTATGAGCTGATAAACAGAGAAATTTCTCCAACAGACAATCCCATTGAACAAGAAGCGAATGTTTTCGCAAGCAGACTACTTGCACCTGCGTGTGTCCTATGGGGATTAAAGGTAAATAGTGCTGATGAAATAGCTCAGATATGTGACATAAGTCCAACTGCAGCGGAATACCGCTGGCAACGAATGAAGGAGCTTTACAAGCGGAACAAGTTTTTAATTGCTCCGCTTGAACGGGAAGTTTTCAATCAATTCCAAAAATTTATTTCAGATCAACATCAGGCAAATCCATAAGTCTTTGCAAATCGTCGTCGGTAACGGTTGTTTCCTTAAAACTTCCGTCTCGGGCGGCGGTTTTTATTTTGTAAATATTTTCTCCGTAATTACCGCTACATATTAAATCATTTGAGTAATCAAGTAATTTTTGTTTACCCTGATTGTTTAAAGAGCGATAGGAAGAAATTAGTTTTTTCTCATTGGCATTTAATACTGGATTATTGTTTGAATTGTTAGGAGTTAGTACACCTTTATCAATACTTTCAATGTCTAAAGATAATTCATTAAATATTTTAAGCACAGTATTTACACCTGCACCACCAATACCTCGTTTAAAGATTGTGTCTAAGGTCGAATACGGTATATCAATCTTTTGTGTAAAAGCACGAATGCTTTTATAATTATTTAGAATTTCATTTTTTAGCTGTTCTTCGATAGTCATTATGTTCAACTCCTTTTGTCATCATTATACACGCTATTTGCAAAAATGCAATACAAATTTACGAAATTGCAAAAATTATTTTTAAAAAAGTCTTGACAATTTACGAAATAGCGTGTATTCTTTAATTACAGTAAACGCAATTGCGTAAAAACAGAAAGGAGATAATCTTATGTATCCAAACTTGGAAGCTGAAAAATCAAGAAACAAAGTAACCAACAAGGATATAGCTCGCGTGCTTGGAATAGATGAATCAACGGTTTCTGCTAAGTTCAATTCGTATGACAGGCTTAAATTTTCTGAAGCTAAGGCAATCCGTGATAATTTCTTTCCAACATTACAGGTAGAGTATCTTTTTGATTACAAAACCGCATAAGAACCGACCACATTACAGGAAAATAACTGCAAGGGGGTGAGAAGAATGGGCGACATTATCATATTGATACTTATGATTATTCTCGCAGTTTCCAAAACTATAGAGGCGGTACTAACCTTTAATGAAGTATGTGAAGATTGTTCCAATAATCATTGCAACAATCTCAACGATAGTTCCGATGATTTTCCAGAAAGACGGTTTCTTATACCACGGCTTCTTATTGCGGGAATTTGCATCGGTACGACTGTCGGATACGGAATCATAGTAGTTAAAGAAATCTTTCTGTAAGCATTTGAGAATGTTTTCAGCAAGTGCTTTACTGCTTTTGAAATCAATAGGCAGGCATACGGTGACGGAAATGTTATTGGGAGTGAATGAGGCGGTAATATAATCATCATTCTGTGAAAAATCAAATGCAAAGAAATCAAGTGATTTTACATTTAGATTTTTCGGGGCGCTGTGAACTTCCGCCGTAACCGTTGTGTTACCAGAACAGTATGTAAAGGTACATTTGCAGGAATCAAAAGGAACACGGCTTTTTATAAGGTCGTAAATCTCAGACAATGTCTGAGCAGTGAATTTGTTATAGCTGTCTGATGACAGATGTGCAGTAGCTTTATATTTTGTGTTCATAATCAAACCTTCTTTCGGTTTGATTATATCACAACGGTCAAGACAGAACCGATACCACATTACAGGAAAATAAAAGTAGGGAGAATCATTATTTATGAACAAAATCAGAGTTAGAATTAAAGACCTCATCAAAGAGCTTCAGATGTTTGAAAGAGACGGCTACGAATGTGCCGACCTCACAATTGAAGAAGCCGAGGAAGGCATTCCGGCTCGCATTATACTCAGCGACTACGGCTGTGTATTTGAATGCAAAGACTGACAAGGGGGTAAGAG